GACATGGCAATTAAACATGCAGGAGAAACATTTGCAGGTTATAATAAACCTAAAAGGTCTACTAAAGGTAAGAAATCTCATGCAGTACTTATTAAAGAGAATGGTAAGAATAGAATTATAAGGTTTGGAGAAGCTGGTGCTAGTACAGCAGGTAAACCTAAAGCAGGTGAGTCAGCTAAAATGAAAGCTAAACGTAAATCATTTAAAGCTAGACATGCAAAGAACATTGCTAAAGGTAAAACAAGTGCAGCATATTGGGCAAACAAAGTAAAATGGTAAGTCCAGGCAAAGCTATTTGTAATGAATGCAAAAAAGAAGCATTCTTTTATAATGGTAAATGGTGGTGTGCAGTAATATCAGAAATGGGTAGTTTTAATTTAACAGGGACATGTAAAGATGACATACATCGAGATAGTAAATAGCGTACTTGTACGACTAAGAGAAGAAACGGTTGAGACTATTAATGAAAATGAGTATTCTTCATTAATAGGTCAACTAGTTAATGTAGCTAAAAGAGAGGTAGAGAATGCATTTAATTGGGAAGCTCTTAGAAAAACTGTGTCTATAATTACAGTACCTGGGACTTTTCATTATAAACTTTTAGATACTACAACAGATATTAGAACTCTAGATGTATATAATTATACTAATAAAAATTGGATGGAGTCTAGAACTACTGAATGGATGGATAGAGTGTTTGCTTCTGATGATGTTGAGACAGGTTCTCCACAAGCATACTCTTGGAATGGAGTATCTGCAAATGGAGAGATGGAAGTAGATTTATATCCTATACCTGAAAAAGCAGAAAGACTTAGGTTTAATATGACAGCACCTCAACCAGATTTAGTATTAGAAGGTGATAGAATGTATGTACCTCATACGTTAGTTATAGAGAATGCATTAGCAAGAGCTATTGAAGAAAGAGGTGAAGATGGAGGTAGTAGTAATCAACAAGCAAGATATCAGTCTTTACTCGCTGATTCTATATCTATGGAAGCAAGTAGGAAACCTATGGAAACTGTTTGGAGAAGTGTTTAATGCCTACAGGTAGATTAGAATCAGTTAGCTTACTAGCACCAGGGTTCATGGGTTTAAATACTACTGATGCAAAAGTAGGATTATCTAGTGGATACGCTACACGAGCACTTAATTTAGTTATTGATAAAGCTGGAAGATTAGCAAGTAGGAAAGGACATAGACGTTTAAATACAAAACCAATAGATTCTTTACCTGCAGATGAAGCTATAAAATCTATTTGGAGACATGATACAACATATACGGATTACTATATTGCTTCAGGTAATAATAAGCTTTTTGTAGGAGATGTTTTAAGTAGTGGTACATTTGCAGATTTAATAGATATTACTCCTTCTGGATTATCAATGCAAGGAAGTAGATGGCAGTTTCAAACATTACCAGAAGGTAGTGGAAATAATGCAAAGATATATACTATAGGAACACAAAGGTTAAATAAACCTATAGTAATTGATGAAAATTCAGGAAGTGTTAGAGCTAGGTTATTAAAAGATGTAGGAACTTTTCCTTTAGGCACAAGTTCAAGTTGGGACCCTGATTCTTGTTTATCTGCTTATGGTAGAATATGGACAGCTGGAGCAACAGAAGATAAAGATACTGTTTGGTATAGTGATTTACTAGACCCTACTAATTTTAGTACAGACAATGCCGGTATACTTGATATTAGTTCTGTTGTAGGTAACAATGATGTAATTGTAGGATTAGCTCAACACAATAACTTTTTAGTTATATTTTGTAGAGATAACATAGTTATTTATAAAGGAGCAGAGAATCCTGATACTATGGAATTAGAAGATGTTATTACTGGTATAGGATGTCTATCTAGGGACTCCATAAAAGCCACTGGTACGGATTTAATCTTCTTGTCTAAGTCAGGTGTTAGAAGTTTGTCTAGAACTGTACAAGAGAAGTCTATGCCAATGAGAGAACTTACTCTAAATATTAAAGATACTTTTAATGAGTGGTTAAAGTTTGAAAATGCTCCTGAAGAAATAAGTGCTGGATATTCTGAAGACAATGCTTTTTATGTAATAACATTACCGTTTAATAGACAAATGATATACATTGATTTAAGATTACCTATGGAAAATGGTAGTGCTAGATGTACTACATGGGCACTAACTAATGGTTCATTTTTTAATTGTTACTTTGATGATACACCTAAGAGAGAGTTTTTATTAGGTATTGATGGAGGTATAGGAGTATACACAGGAAACACAGATGATTTTCAATCTTATGATATTGCTTATAGGTCAGCTAGTTCTGACTTAGGTGGACAAGGACAAGTACTTACAAAACTAGGTAAACGAGCCGATTTAACAATTGAAGGTGCTAAACAACAAGACTTTGTATTAACATATGGTTATGATTATTCAAGGAATCCAAGAAAAATAGTAGTAGATAGAGATTTAGGTTCAGGTGTATATTCTAAATATGCAATGCCTACATCTTTATATGGTGTAAGTAAGTATTCTCCAATAGGTATAGGTATACATAGAGTTAAAGTGCCTTTAGGTGGAAGTGGTGACTCATTTTATTTTGGTGTAGAAGCTACTATTTATGATGAGTTATTGAGTATTCAAAAGATTGACGTATTTTTAAAAACAGGGAAGACAAGCTAATGAGTAATTATACAAAGACAACAAATTTTTTAAGGAAAGACTCTTTACCAGATAGTAGTACTGAAAAGATTATTAGAGGTTCAGAGTTTGATACTGAATTTAATAATCTTATGACTTCTGTTAATAGTAAGGCTAATTTAAATTCACCTGATTTTATTGGAACACCTTTAGCACCAACTGCTCCTGTAGGAACTAATTCTAGGCAAATAGCTACTACTGAGTTTGTAACACAGAATGCTATGGTTACAGGAATGATTGTATTATGGTCAGGAGATATAGGAGCTGTTCCATTGGGATGGGCATTATGTGATGGTGATAATGACACTCCTGATTTAAGAGAAAGATTTGTAATGGGAGCAAGTAATTCAGTACGAGAAGGAACTACAGGTGGTTATAAAGATGGTCAAATAATAAACCATACACACGGTGGTAATACAGATACTAAAGGTAAACACAAACACACAGGTTCTACTACTTCAGCAGGTAAGCATAGACATAGCCAGATTCCTAGTAGTAGTAGTATTTATGGTGGTGGTGCACAACAACCTGCAGGTGTTAGTGGTCCTGATTCACAAACAGGCGAGGCAGGAGCTCACACTCACGATATAGCATTAAATGAAGCGGGTAATCACTCTCATACTATTACAACAGGAAATCCAAGTAATGGTGTTTCAGCAGAAGGTAGAAATTTACCTCCATACTATGCATTAGCATATATTATGAAAACTTAGGAGATACATTGGATAAAGAGACAACTGAAAGATTTTTAAAGAAGTCAGGAAGCAGAAAAGTATTAACAGATAATCTTATTGAAAATGAACATGGGTTTATGAGTTGGGTGTTAGATGATGATGCGTTTGTTTGTTTAAATGTATATGGTGATGGAGATTATTGGGATAAATATATGAATGAGTTAGCAAAGCAATTAGGTTGTAAGACAATATTAGGAGGTACTACTAGAAAAGCAGGTATGAAAGCTTTTGAACGTAAGTACGGATTTAAATTAAGAGGGTACATTTTTGAAAAAGAGGTGAAATAATGGGTTCAGTCGTAGGAGCAGTAACAGGAGCAACAGGAGTAGGAAAGAAAGCACAACGAGGTTATGAGGCAGCTGGAGACAAGGCTCAGTATAAACCCTGGGATGTCACTGGTTCTTACTTTGGTACTGCTGACTTTGATTATGAAGAAAATAAAGCTAATTATGAATTAAGTCCTGAGTTACAACAACTTAGAGACTTGTTTATGAATAAGTCGTTAGAAGGTGTAGATGAAGAGGCTATAGCACAAGGAAATATGTTTAAGCAAACTGGTTTAGACATGTTTAATGAAGCTAGGGATAGAGATATATCTAAAGTAGGTAGTGATTATTATAACGATTTACAAGACTTAATGGCTCCTGGAAGAGCTAAGAATGAACAACGACTAGCTAACAACCTTTTTGCTAGTGGTAGAATGGGTCAAGGTACTGCAGCATATGAAGGTGGAGGATACTTGAACCCTGAAAGAATGGAGTATCTAACAGCTATGAATAGAGAAGATAATAGATTAGGTGTAGAGTCTATGGCTAGAGCTAGAGAAGAGAGATATGATGATATGGCTAAAGGTCTAGGATACTTTGGTACAGGTAATGATTTAAGGATGCAACCTTATAATGATGTATTAGGTTTATTTAATATGGGAGCTAGTATAGAAGGTACAGGTATGAAACCATTTGAAATGGGTATGGGCTTAGGCAACAGTGCTCTAGCAGGAGATAAAGCAACGGCTGCTATGTATGGACAAGGAGCAGGTGCAATGTATGGTACAGGTCAAGCTAATACAGGAGCATTTACAGACTTACTTGGTACAGGTTTGAAATTTGGTGCTGGTAAAATATTTGGAAAATAAGGAGATATAGATGGCAACAGTAGAAGGATTATTTAATTTTGATGAGAAGTTGTTAGCTAGAGAAGTTGCTAGAAATAACTATAGAGCTGCTATTGGTAGGTCTGCTCCAGCAGGTTGGGGACCTATGATGATGGGAGTTAATAAAATAGGTAATGCTATATTTAATTCTGATGATGCTATACTTAAAGAACAGACAATAGCACAGACATCTTTGAAACAAGTTATGGAAGAGCTAGGAGATGAGGCTAGTGACAGTGCTAAGTTATATGATGCTTTAGGTAGAAGACTTACTGAGAATGGAGCTAGTGCTCAGACATTAATGAAATTAAAAGAAGTTGCTTCTAAACAAGCTAATGATAAAGCTAACATAGATACAGCTAATGCTCTTAAGAAAGCAACTTATGATTTGCAGATAGCTAAGTTTGAAGAAACACAAAGGGCTAAAAACGAAGCTGAGAAGAAATCACGAAGACAAGAGTTTAATAAAACTATATCTGATGAGGACCATCCAGCAAGTGGTTTGTATAGAAATTCTATAAACTTTCTTACACAAGGGGATTCAGATTCTAATGCAGGTAGAGAAGCAGCTATTGAGTTTAATAGTATGGTAGAAAATAATGTAGTAGAAAAAGGTCTAGGTGTAGCAGATGCTATTAAAAGAGCTAAAATAGAGTTTGGAACTAAATATAAATTTAAAAAAGACTCAGCATGGTTTAGTGATAATAGTTCATTAGTAAATAGAGCTGGTACTACTGAGCGTAGTCCTGAGGTAAATTCAGCTTTGAATGAATATGAATAATGGCAGACCTTACACAAGTTGGAAATGCATTAATTAAAGCCCATGCCGCTGGAGACGCTATAAACGGTAAAATTCTAGCAGATGAATATAGAAGGTTAGAATTATTAGAGCAACAAGAACCTGTTAAGAGTCCTGATGATGCTGGTATAGAGAATATATTTGGAGAAGGTAACCTTGCAAAGTCTGCAGGTTATGTTGTTAGAGCTTTATCTCAACCAATATATGAAGGACTGACTGCGGCTAATGTAATAGCAGAAGCACCACAGTTTATAGGTGGGGAATTAACACAGCTATGGAATAGTGCTGATTTATATTTTAGTGATGAAAGTAATAAGCTAGTTAATGAGTATAATGAACTAGCTGGAAAACAGTTAGCTGAGGCTATCAGAGCTAAAGAAGCTAAGGGAGAACCTATACCTTTAGATTGGCAAGAAGCTATAGTAGAGTTAGCTGATAGGAAAGGAAAAGGAATATCTTTTGAACAGGCATCAGCTTGGTCTGCACAAAAGACAGAGGGTATAGTAAATGAGTATTTAACATCAGGTGCTATATCTGAGAATGTAAGTAATAACGTCATAGATACACTCGTATCTGACCCAGACGAAAACAAGAAAGTCAAAGAAATTCTTCAAGATGTAAAACAATCAATAAAAGACAGTGATGTTATACCATCAGCTAATACTGTGATGGATGAATCTATTTTAGGTGCTGGATTAAAAGCATTTGGATGGGTACTACATAGTGCATCAGATAGATTAGCAGATGCTGGTATACCAGAAGATACTGCAGACGCAGTTGTAAACTTAGCATCATTATTAGCTGGACCTAAATTTGCAAAAGGAGTTAAGGGTGTTAAAAACATCACAGGATATACAGACTTAACTAAACAGATATATGGTAATGCACCTAGAAAAGCATTAGAGAAAGTAGGTGTAAAAGAGAGACTAGAGTCTATATTAAAAGTATCAGACAAGAAGCATATGAAAGATATAGTTGATAAAAAGACAGAAACATTACAAGACCCTAATCTTAAAGCTACAGAGAGAAAGAAAATAGAGAATGAATTAAACCAAGCTAAGGTAGAACTTAGAGATACAGAGTTTAATTGGCTTGGTGGTAAGAAAGAAACAATGTCATGGGATTCTGCTAAGTTTGAAGCAATAGATAAACAAACATTTGATTTATTTAATGACCAGAATACATTTTCTAATAAGAAGAAGATGGTTGAGGAATTAACTAATGATAATGCAGGATTATTGAACTTTAGGAAGTGGGCTCAATGGGGTTCTAGAAGTGCTAATCAAGCATCTAAATCTGCAGGTACTGTTATGGTACAAAGAATGCAGAATTTGTTTGGTGAAGTAAATGGTTGGGCTAAAGGCCGGAAAATGAATCAGAAGACTGTTGAACAGTATAATGATGTAGTAGATTTTATAGAAGGAACTAAGAAAAGATACGAGATTAAGTGGACACCTCAGATGAGAACTCTTGAGAAAAATATGAGAGAGTTAATGAAAGAGGATAGAGCATTAACTAAATACTTACAAGAGAAAGGTAAGTTAGAAGCATTTGAATTAGATACTACATTCTTTCCAAGAAGGTTTTTAAGACAAGAAGCTGGAGCAAAGTCAAACTTTATCGGTGATGTAACAGGACTTAAGTTTGGTGATGCACCTATAGCTCGACCTAAATCATTATCAGAAAGGGTTTACTATAAACTTACTAGTAAGAAAGGATTTCCTATATTTGTAACTAGAGGTGAAGTAGGAGGGACTCCTCGTAGAGTACCTGTACTTGATAAGAATGGTAAACAAGTTAAGGATTGGAGAGGTAGACCTAAGACGAGAGAGGTTAAATATGAAGGACCACATAAAGGAGAACCTACAATCTCAGTAAATAAAGGAAGAGAGATTGAAGGAAATAGAGTGTACTTTCAGACTGAACCTGGAGCTTTAAATAAGAAATCATATATAGATAAGAATGGAAAAGAGCATGGTGTAGGAGAGATGTCTCCAGATGGAGCATTAGCACTAAAACTAACTAATGCAGCTAAAAAACTTAATGAAGGTAGAGGAATAGAGAAAGCTGGAGATACATTTACAGTAGATGGTGTAACATATAAAGTAGAGAATTTATCTAGAAAAGAACTACAAGAGAATTATGTTAGAGAAGTAGTACCTGACCATATGTCATCAATCATAGATTCTATTAATGAGAAGAGACAGTTACAAAGAAAGATAGAGTTTGAAGAGGCTTGGTTTGAGTCATCTTTTGGACAAGCTAATAGTAAACTAATAAAAGATTTAACAGAAGCAGATATTAAAGGACCAGCTTTTGACCCAAAGAATCCTAATAAACCAGGAAGCTTAAAACCATTAAGCTTTAATGCTAAAGAAGCAGGTTTTGATAAAATGAGTAATGCTTACTTTTCGAGAAGAGCAGGAGATGTGATAGGTGATAACTTTAGAGTATATAAACAGAAAGGTATTTTAGGTGCAGTATCTGATGCATTAGTTAAGAACATGATGTTGAATCCAATTCCTCATATGCACAATGAGGTTGTACACTATTATGCATCATTAGGATTATCTAAAGCAGGTAAGAATACAGGACAGAGTATATATAACTTATTGTTTGAGAATAAGGATATAGCTAGTAAATGGTCTAAAGATACACAATGGGCACATGACATGGTATTAAATAGAAGACCATTATACATGAGATTGATAGAGAAAGGAATGTCTTCTATGTCAATGAATGTAATTAATACTAGAACTTGGTCTCATTTACAAGAGATAAATGCTAAGAAGTTTAAAGAGCAAACAGGAGGTCTTAAAGATTATAAAGATACAGCAGGATATAGATACACTTGGTTAGGTTTATCTAAAGGATATGCTAAGACATCTGAGTTTGCACAATATTCTATGTGGACATCTAGAGATGTAATGTTTATGCAAGTAGTTAAACAGAAAGCAGACTATATGTTAAAATTAGAAACTAAAGCATGGGAGAAAGGTGGTAAGAAAGGACCTAAACCTGTAGAGAATGATGCATTATATGAAAAGGCAGTTAAAGAAGTGGAAACACATATGCCTACATATAGATTACCTGAAACTGTAGGACCAGAGTCAGTACTTGGATATACAATAACTAGAAAGTTATCACAATTACTACAGAATCCAGAGATAATAATCTTTTCTAGATATAAACATGGTATGGTATCATCTGGATTGAATACTATACGAGATATATCAGCATCACTTGACCCTATTTTATCTAGAACAGGTAAGGCAGGTAAGTTTGTATCAGATAAATTAGGATATAAAGAGATACAAATGCATAGAAGTCTTAGGAAACAAGCTCTAGATGGTTTAGAGTCTGGTACAGCTTTAGCTATGTCATTGTATATGATATATCCTATGATGGATGCTTTATTCCAGACTTTATTTGATAGTGATGAAGTTAGATTTAGAAGAGCAGGTATTAACCATGTAATTGAAGTTGGTGGTTATGTATTTAGTGGTGATAAAGGAATGGATAGTTTAAGACAAGTGCTTATGACTATTAATCCTACATTGCAATTAGCTTTTGAATTGATGATGAATACTAATGTATATAGTGGACAGAACATTGTAGATTACAATGACCTATTAGGTGATGGTAATATAGAAAACTTTGCTGCTGATTTATTAACTAAAGGTAAACAAACTATACCACAATGGTCTAACTTAATGAGAGCTGAAGATGAGAATGAAGAAGCTTCTCTAAGGAAATGGACAACAGGTCAGATTGATTTGAAGACTAAGTATGGTAAATCTTTAGGTAAGAAAGCAGAAGATATGTCTAAACAAGATTTAAAGAACTTAGATAAAGCTATGAAGGATGGAGAAACTGAAGAATATTTAGATGAATATTATGGAAGATAAACAAAAAAAATAGTGCTCTGGAAGCCCCATAAACAGGGGCTCTAAAAAGCACTATTTTATCTCAGACGCATTTTAAGAGCCTGTGTTGAATTTAGGTAGGTTACCCTACGTTGACCCATACCAAGCTATCTGAAAGCGTAATATTAAGACATCAATTAAACAATATTGAATTAATCTGTTTTCATGTTTTTGTTCAGTAAATTCAATTCCTATACCCACTCCCATTAAGGGACCTACACTAAATCTCATAATTAATTACTCCTAAAATATAAATCATTAATGCTATAGTATTCATAGCAATGAGTGATGTTTCTTTCCAAATAAATGATATAACTATCCAGCCTAGTGTGGCTGGGATAGCTACATATAAGTTTAAAGGATAGATGTTATAGGCAGTTAATAACATACTACCTATAATACCTAATGTTGATAACCATTTAACTAATTTCACAAGCATTTCCTGTACAAGCTAAAGTTTGTGAACCTTCTGTATTATCATCTTCCTCTTTGAATGTACTCCAATCAATATTAGAAGGAGTAGAAACTAATAAGTTCTGATACTCTTCTTTAGTACATTCTTGATATGGTGCTTGTTGATAAGTGTGGTCACTATGTGGTAAGAAACTAATGCCACTAATCTCATCGAAGTATTTGTATACCCAAGCTCCAACTTCTAACCATTCATGTTCTCTTACATTGATAGTAACAGAAGGTTTATGGTTACAGAAATGTCTCTGATAGATTAACCAATTCTCTAGTTCTTCTATTGCAGTTCTATCATTTCTAGTTATAGCTCCTTTAGGTGCTTTAATAGGGAAGGAAAAGACAGCTGTTGATTCAGGTCTGAATGCTTCGTCTTCTACTTGAACTCCTTTATCTTTTAAGAACTGATAAATAGAGTCTTTTTTATCCATTCTTATAGTACGAATATAATAAGGGGAATGGCGAGAGTGAATACCACTAGCACTATCAACCAACTGTGATACTGTTCCTGACGGTTTAACGCATGTAATGCTCTTGCTTTCTTCAATGCCGAGTATTTTTGCATACTTTTTATTGACCTTATTGGCTTCATCTCGTAACTCCTCTAAGAATTTAGGGTCTGGATTGGATGTAATCTTAGCGTCCATAATCCCTGTTAGTGATACTCCAAGTAATCTTTCTTCTTTAGTATTCTTTACCCATTCTGCTGATAGGAATTGGAATTTAGTAAGATTAGATTGTAATGTACCAAGTATTGTTGCTAGTCTAATTTTATTCTTAAGAGATTCTTTAGTATCGTTAGCTCTAACAACTACTTCTGTTAGGTTACAGAACTGTTTATCTCGTAGGATGATTTCTGAACAAGGATTAGTTCCATAGTTTAAATCAGGTTCTCTACCTTGTTTGATAGCTTGAGTTTGAGATGCTACTCTATTGAAGATACCTCTTTCTCCAGATTTAGATTTAACAAGAGATAACCATTCTTCCATGAATACTTCCATGTCTGGTTTCTCTGTGTAAGCAACTGAATTGTTAGCAAGACCTCGATAAGCAAAATCATTGTACCAAGCTCCCATCTTAGCTTCACGCATTCTCTTGTCAGTAAGATTAGATAATGAGATAAGAGCTGAACGTCTAACTCCACCTACAACTACAATCTCACCTATCATACATACTATATCATGTACTTCTAAAGAGTTAAGTTTTCTACCTTTAGCAGCAACGAATGTCTCTATTACAAAATCAAATAGTCTTTTTAATGGTTCAGGTCCTGAAGCTCTACCTCCAAAGGTTTTAAGACGAGCTCCTGCTGGTCTAACATTGGAATAGTCAATTGTAGGTATGTCTCCTTCCCAAAGACTAGATAGTAATTTCTTAAACGACTTCGCCCAGCCAAGTTTACTGTCGCCAACAACAATAGTATCAGCACACTTGCTAATATCTTCTGGTATTGCAGGTAGTTTACTAATTTCCTGTCTTTCACAACTAAACCCAACTCCTGTTCCGTTCATTAATATGTACAAGCACTCTGAAAATGCTCTTTTGTTATTTATGGCAAGGTAAGAACAATTGTAAGCTGCTATGTTGTCTCGCTCACATGCTTCTCCTGCTGACATCATTAAACGCATTGAAGGCATGATGTCTAGGTTAAGTACAGCCTCACGAATTTCTTTAAACTCTTTCGTTAAACCTTTGTTTTTACTCTGTAAATAGTTTACCATTCTATCCACAGTTTCTTCCCAAGTTTCTCTTCTATTTTCATTTGGCAGATATCTTGCATATCTTGATAATGCAATGACATCTTGGTACACCGAAGGTAGTTTATTTTCCATATTATATATCCTCTAAATAATGTTTATATCGTTCTATTTCTGCTTCTATCTCATCTTGAAAAGCTTCTACTAATTGGTCTGACGTAATTCCTAATAAATCTAGCAATTCTGTCTCTTCAATCTTTTTTAACTTTTCTAAAATTTCCCAAAGGGGTATTTCACTATGACCGACCATGTTAGTATTCCTCTGTAAATTTAGGTTGTTGGACTCCTACAAAACCACAAGACCTTTCACTAGTAGGTTCAAAGTCAAATGTAGATTGTGTATCATGAGAGTCAGGTAAATGTAAGTATTCTTCTAATTGACATAGCATAATAATTGCACCTAAGCAATTCTCATTATAGTAATGTTGAGCTTGGTCACAATTAACAAAGTTAGCTACATACTGTAAATCTTTATAGCTATCTGTATAACTTACTGCCATAACAAAATTACCTACTCCTACTTTTGCTGTATTAGCTTTTATTCTATTTACTAAGACTGATGATATCATTAGAACCATTAGTACTGTTAGAAAAGCTTTTAGTGGGCTCATTTCTTATTCTCCTCTTCGTGTATCATCATATCAATGAAATGTTTAGCTTTTTTTAAATCTTCAACTCCATTTTTATTCTGATATCTAGTTACATATTTAATAACTGAACCTTGTAGATAATTTAAGTCATTAGCTATAATATACTCTACTGGTTGTATAGCTAGATTTTTATAATGGTCCCCTGCTACTTGAGCAGTTAAAGGGTCATCCCAAGACTCATCAAATATTTTACTTGTTGGTGTTGCTCCTATATCCATTACTTGCTCCTTTGATATTTAGATTTAAGGTAGTGCATTGGTACTGCAATTTCATCAAATGCACCGTCTACTACATTGTTAAGAACATATATGCCTCTCCAATGATTGTTTGTTTGATGGTTTAGATAACCTTCATCATGCATATAAGATGCACCATTGATAATAGCAGTCATCTCTGTACCATCTGCTTTCTTGCCATATGCTATATCTCTACCCTGTTGGTGTCCTGCTACACAAGACATATGTTTTTTAGTGAGTAAAGCTCTAGCTGAAGTAACAGGTCTACCCATAATACCAGAGGCAAAGTAATGACAGTATGCAACTCCATCAATAGCTTTAACTTCTAGGAAAGGTATTACTTCCCAACCAGCTTCTTCATAACCTAAATCATCTATACTGATAAGACCTTCAAGCTTTCTATCATACTCAATAGCAGTATTAATTCTAGCTTCATGGTTACCTAGTGTCAGTATCATTTTAGGTTTATACTTCTTAAGTTTCTTTTTAGCTAACTTTTTATTGAGAGCATGTATAGGTGCTAAGAGGGTTGCCATCCCCTCTTTTGCAGCCTTAATGTCTCGTTGGTATGTTCTA